AGGGCGACCTGTCCTGCCATGTCAAGCAGCCTTTTTCCCCAGACGGGACTCGACTGCATTACGCAGCATGTGTGGCTGCCAGTTCCAAACACGGCAGGCTTCAGCATATTCGCGACATAAATCCCGAATTTCATTTTCGACTTCACGCTTTTCCTGCGCTATTTTATCTGCGCGCTTAAACGCTTTTTGCGATCTCTTAATAATATCAAGCACTTGTGCATCGTTCATAAAATATCTCCGTTAATCAAATTTGCCGATAGCCCCTGTAGCTACGGGCACACTGCCCGACATGTCAACATCATTTTTTTGGTTGACGTATTTTTTTTACGGGCGTACTGTCCTGCGTATCGATTAATTATCTATTTATGGAAATCCTATGCAAACACATTCTAAAATTCAGGAATACATAGCCTACCGCATCGCGCAGCAGTTCAACTTTGGCGATCCGGAGGGCTTGCTTTCCGCGCCACGGGCAGTAACATCTGACCTGCAAGCCGCAGTTTCATCGCTGCGCATCGATGACCGCAACGGTCAATCCTATCGTATTACTATTGAGGCTGTATAATGAAAAACCCGTTCGAAGTGCATGACATTCAGCACCTGTCACCATCGACGTGCAACCTGTTCACATCCTCACTGGCCACGTTCGTCATGAGCAAATGCCTGAAAAAAACTTCATCTGTTGGCCCAGCCGCCTATCGCGGGACGGCGGTCGAAGACGGTGTCGCCCATGGGCTCTTTAATCTGGACGCATCACTGGCGGACTGCACCAAGGTTGCGCTGGACAAGTTCAACACGCTTGCCTCATTCATCAGCGGCGAAAAGGTCGATAAAGAGCGCAAGGCAATTCCGGACATGGTGGAGATGGGCCTGCGCGAATTGCGCGGATATGGCGTCCCGTCATCCGCCCAAGGCAGTGTCAGCCTTGATATTGAGGGCCTGCTTGTGCCCATGATCGGCTATTATGACTTTGAGTGGGAACAGCATGGCATGCTGACCGACCTGAAGACCACCCACGCGCTGCCCAGCAAGATCAGCCAGCCACATGCCCGTCAGGTGGCCCTGTATCGTGCCGCAAGGGGCGACAACCTGTCTGCGCGGGTTTCATATGTCACGCCCAAGAAACACGCCACATATGCGCTTGAAAACGCCCGTGAGCATGTTGAGGCTCTGGGCAAGATCGGGCTCACCATACAGCGCTTCTTGGCGCTCAGCGACGATCCTATGGAATTGGCGTCATTCGTCGTTCCAGATACGGACAGCTTTTATTTCAATGACCCAATTTCGCGCCAACAGGCGTTTGAGATTTGGGGCATATAACCAGTTTCCGCACAACGCGGGGAAGCAAGGTGCTGGCTAAACAGCGCCATAGAAGGAAAATGTAAAATGGCATTTGGTTTTAATTACGAATCATCCGGTGGCGACATCATCCCTATCGTTAAGTTTGACGCACGGGCAGGTCGCTTCTTCCGCATCGACCGCACTGACGGTGTCAACAATCCTGTAGACATCACCACGGGCTTCAAGGCCGTTATGGACTTTGAAAACATTGAGGTCGGCTTCATCAACTTCCCAGCCGGTTCAGCGCCTGAATTCAAGGTCGCTCCGATTGGCCAGCCCATGCCTGAAAATCCCGGCGGCAAGTTCCGTCAGGGCATCCGCATGATGCTGAAGCTTGGCAAGGATTGCGGCGGTGACGTTCGTGAGATTGCTTCGACAGCCAAGGCCGTTCTGGGCGCTTTCGACGCCTGCCACACCGCATATGTTGCCGGTGCCAAAGAAAACCCCGGCAAACTGCCTGTGGTCGCCCTTGAAACCACAGTCCCTATCGTCACGCAGGGTCGCGACGAAAAGGGCAATCCCGTGAAAACGACCAACTATGCTCCGGTCTTCAAGATCGCAAGCTGGGTTGAGCGTCCCGCTGACCTTGTGTTTAGCCCGAAGAATGGTGGCGACGCCACCCCTGCGCCTGTGCAAAGTGTTCCCACGACACCTGCATCGCCTCCTTCGACTGGCTCAACGCAGGTCGCGCCTCCTGCCGCCGCATCGTCGGACGACGATTTCGGCTAATGGACAAGAGGGTGGGCGGGGTGCTATGTCCCGCCCATCTTTTTGAAGGTATTATTATGAGATTTCAGATCACGATGAACATGCCGTCGCGAAGCGGTAATTCAGTCCACCAGATCATTGGCGAACACCCAGCCCAAAGCTTGGAAGAGTTGGCCGACGAAATGCGCGATTCGGATTTTATCATTGTCGATGAAATCTATAAGGACAGCGTATCTGCCGGTAGCGTTGGCAATTTCTACAGCGTCGGCAAGATCGCCCTAAACCCACTGTTCATTGGCAAGGTTAAGGTTTTCCAGTCATGACATCGATTAAAGATTTTACATGCAGCCACGGCACTCGCCTCACCAAATTTTGTCGAGAATGCGGCGTCACCTCTATCATGCGTGAACACAAGGCAATCTATACCGGGGTGGACATGGTGGACCACCCTCCACACTATAAGGTGGGCGGCATTGAGACCATTGACTACATTCAGGCCAAGCTGACCGACGAAGAGTTTTCCGGATATTGCAAGGGCAATGCCCTAAAATACATCAGCCGCGCCAATCATAAGAAAGACGCGACTGAAGATTTGCGTAAAGCGATTTGGTATTTGAACCGTCTTGTTACCCCTGAAGGTAAGTAACAAGGGCACCGATCCCACCAGCGAGTAGCGTGAGGCCAGCAATGGCCTTGGCTTTCCATCCATTGCTTGGGACCTCTTTTTCCATTGGAAGGATCTTGCCGACGGCCTTCTTTAGGACGGCCTTTTCGGCTTCCTTCTGTATTAGCTTTTTCAGATTAACCATATTAGGTCTCCTTATAACCAAGCAGCATACTTCTTGGTTTTCAGTTTACGGTCTTCAAGACCGTGGGTTCCGCCATTGATCCGCTTTGTCAGTGCAAGGATCGCAGCGTCGTTGATGCCCTGATCGCAGATCGACCAAAGCTTGTTCGCATCGAAGAACCACAGGGCGCTTTCAAAACCCAATTCGGTAGCCACAAGGTCTGGATTGTCCAACACCTCCTGTTCGCGTCCGATGTATTTGCCGAATGCGCGGTAATTATTCTTGCCCGTCAATTGGAGGGGGCCTCGACCTTTGTATGCGAAACCGTCGCCAGACGCTTCGTCGCCATTGCCCATGCGATTTGCGTAAGCACGATTGGCAATGCGCTGAGGCTGGCGCTCATAATTTTTAGCGATGCCTTCAGTCTGAAAGTATTTACCGAAGGTTGTTCGCAGCCCCTTCGCGCCATAGTTCAGGTTTTCGCTAAATGCTTTGAAGTTGCCACTTTCATGCGCGCATTGGGCAAAAAAGTGGGCAGCGCGGTTCTTGTTTAGTTTGAAGTAGGATGCGGCAGCCTTCAGTGTGCCGGGACCAAAAGCCCCGTCAGCCGTTACGCCAATCTTTTTTTGAAGTTCAATCATGCTCATTTGCCAGCACTCCGCCAATCTGGGAAATCGTTCGCATCGACCACGCCGTCTCCGTTTACGTCCCAGCGCAGGTCGTGACGATGCTTTTCCCATGGAGCCATATCGTCATCATCTTCCTCAGGATCATCGATAAAGACTGTGCCATTGGGGTCGTTGTAAGGCTTGGGTGCCTCTGGCTCTGGCGCAGGCGTGTCCAGTTCGAGCGGCGCTTCCGGCTCAGGCTCTTTGTCCCGCGCATTGGCATTCAGGCTCAAGCCGCCAAGCAGCCCTACAAGCGCGCCGATGATGGTCTGAAACGCGGGGTTTATCATCTCAAGGATGGCGGTGCTGTCCACAACGTCGTTGGGCACGAACAGACCGACGACAAGCGCCAGCACGACCACAAGGATAACTGCCGCCAGCGTGACAATGGCCACGCGGATAACAAACTCGACGGTGTCGTTGACACCCTCATGCTTGCTTTCAAAACTATTTAGGAAGCTCATCTTCTTCTCCTTCGATCTCTTCTGGCGGCTTTTTCTTCATCCCGCCGCTACCTTGTCCGGCCATAAGCCCTGCCAATGCCCCCACGATAAATGTGGCTATCGGGTTGATCAGCTTAAAAAACTCAGCGTCATTCGGGGACTGCCCCTCCATGGGCTGCGATACAAACACCAGCGAGTATAGCACGGTCGCAACGATAAAGGTCAGCGTCAACGACAGGACGATGCCCACAATGAACCGCAGCAATTCCTCCGGCGACCATTCCCTAGTGGGCTTCATGCTTTTCTTCACCCGTATCTATTAGCCATTCAGTGCAATATCCCATGGCAATGCATTTGGGCTTTTTGCAAATTTCCTCCTGCCAATTTTCGG